ACCATGCCGAAGATGATCAATCGGGTTCGTCTTCCCTCATGGAGGCGTCAATCTGTGGGAGTGATGGGGCCAGCCTTCGGAGATCGTAACCTCCGGTCGAACGCATCGACATCGAACCGTCCTTGTTCAACTTGAGGGTCACGGTCACCGCTTTCCCCTTTTTCTTCGTCTCTGCCATTGTCGTCTCCTGTTGTTGCCTTGAGTGTTAGTTTTAGAGTTTGCCGAGCGCGTCAGGCATCGGCGGACTGCTGGGAACTGGGCAGAAACCCCGAGACGCCAGCTATCCATTTTTCTATTTCGAGAGTGCCGTCAGAGCGCTTCCATTCGTGGCGTTGGAACCAACGAAGGCCGTCGAACTGCTGCCAAATCCGGTATGCGACATAACCGCCGTGTGAGAGGCCAGGATACCAAGGCCCTCCCTTGCAATCGAACCAACCGGCCACACGAGTTTCCACATTGTTTCCCATCACATCGAAACCTCTGCGGCTTTGATCGGAAGCCAACGGAGAGCGCGAGGCGACCAGTAGAAGAATTTCCCGTTTGTCTCTTTCGCCTTGAATGTCTTGCCGTTGATTGTTGCGGTCATCGTCGTCTCCGTTGGTTGCTGACTGACCAGATTGGCGGGTGAGGCTTCTTGGTCTGCTTGTGCATCCGGTGTGTTCGAGGATCGGTCCCGAATGCTATGTCTCCCGATCAGTCCTGCTACATGGCGACCTCCGTTGCTGAAGGCTTGATTGCCAGCCGCATCCCGTTTCGCATTACCCCGTGGGGCGGTCATTCGGTGTCGGCCAGTGATTGCTATATTACCCAGTCTGGGGCAGATGTAAACCCCATTTTGGGGAAATTCTTATTGATCCCAAATTGGGGTAGGTGTATGCAAGAGGAATGGAACAGCAGATTGGGAATGAGGTCGGACGATGGTTGCGGCGGCGAGACGCTTGGATGCGTAAACTCGTCAGCAACTCGTTCGTCAGCCGGAATGGGAAATTGACTGGCGTCTACATCGCGCTACGGATGAGCGCCAAAAGGCCGTTCACATATCCGGCGATGAAATCGATCGCGAGGGACATGGATGTATCCACCCGGCAAGTCGCTCGGGCGCTCAAGGAACTCGAAGATGAGGGATGGGTGCGGGTGCGGCGTCAGGCTGGGCGATCGTCGGTCTACAGCCTCGACCTATGACACTATTGTCATACCCACCTATGACATGGTTGGCAGACGAAATACGGAAAGCTGAAATACGGAAAGGGATTATATTACTATTAGGTTCTGCTCTTGAGATAAGAGTTAGTTGATACAAGGGATCGGATAGCGAAAAAAGGCCACTCAATCCCCCGTCGCACAACTCCTTCAATTAGTCACAAAAGTGTCGCAAAACGCATCGGGTGTCCAAAAAACGATTAATCACGTTCTCATTTGTGACAGGTGCTGTCATGCACACATGGCAGAACTAGCTATTTTCAGCCTAGGGTTTGCCGTTATTTTCAGCAAGCCAGGTTGTGGCACCAAGGAGTTGCGAGAAAAAATGTGCGGTCTGAGACACTTTTTGAAGGGCATACCACTACGACGGGAGATTGCCATTGTTCGCCAAATGTTCTAGATAAGAAGAAATTCCTAATGACGGGGAGATTGCCATGCGAGATAGGCGTACATTCCTGAAATCCATTGTTCCAGTCGCAGTCGCCATCACTCTCCCAAAACCCGCCGAAGCCAGCCAGGATATCTGTCAGTTCTACGCTGACCAGTTAGGGGCGGCCATGAAAGCGCGGCATGGGGGAAACTGGAGTGTTGAGGTAAACCACAAAACGACCTGCGCAATTATCGCGCGGCTCTAGGCTTGTGGAGCGCGACCGGCGAAGATTCTGGCGTTTCTCAGAAGCTGGTCGCGCTCATCCTCTCCCATCTTCGCCCACAGGTCTAAAAGCTCGTTTAGATCGTCGTCCAGATCTCCATCGATCACATCGGCCGGTCTGACATCGAAGGCTTTTGCAGCTCTACCGATGTAGTCCAGCGTCAGCCGGCGCTCTCCGCGCTCAAGCTTTATGAACCCGCTCCGCGACATGCCCATGGCTTCTGCAGCCTGCTCGTGTGTCCAGTCTTTGGCTTTTCGTAGCAATTTCAGTTTGTTTCCCATGTCGGGTAAAATGCCCACTTCAAACATTTTCTGTCGCGCCCCATTTTGGGGTTGCAAATGTTCCCCAGATTGGGTAAGACAGAAGAATGAAACTCGCACAGTACCTCACCGATAAGAACATCAGCCCAGAGCAGTTCGCTTTTGACATGGGTGGCCTATCTGCTTCCGGAATTCGGAAATGGATATACGGCGAGCGTGTCCCGCGCCCTGACCAGATGAGGAAGATTGCGGAGCTGACCAAGGGGGCAGTGAAGCCGAATGACTTCATCCTCGAAAAGCCCGTGAAAGCGGTGTCGCTATGATGCAGCGCATTTACGCCATTGAAGGCGCCGGCCTCGTCAAGATAGGCCGATCTTTTGCGCCAGAGCTGCGGCTGAGTACCATGCAGACGCATAGCCCAGTCATCCTCACGATGCTGGGTTATGTGAAAGGGGACCACGTCAAGGAGCGCTCTCTTCATAAAAAGTTCCGCGCGTATCGCGTTCATGGCGAATGGTTTCGGAATGATGGTGCCGTGAAGGACTGGATCGCGAAGGCATTCGAAAATTGGAAGCCTGCGGCTGGGTACAGCGCAACGATATTCGACGCGAGCGCCACCGCATTCCCTCTCAGACGGCATGTTGTTGAGCGTAGCGGACGGCTTGAGGTAGCGGCATGACCTCACTCCCCCTGCATCTCGTGAAGACTGCGGCACAACGCCCACGCCACATCCTTTGGCATCCGAAGCCTAGCCACGACACTAGCCTTCTGCACGCCGTCCCCATTGGTCGAGATAGCGGCGAAGCTCATTCGAACGATACCGCCGACCTCTTTCAACTCGGAGACGAGGTCGGTCCACAGCGCTGGCGCTCCGTTGTCGAACAAGAAGACCCATTCGCCGTCAATGTTTTTGGCCTTTCCGACAGAGCGCATTTTTAACCCTTTACCTTCGGAGGTTTCAGCATGCCCCGCATTGTTTCCAGCAAAGCAGAGTTCAAATCCGAGATAGCCAAACCGTAACCGGAGGGACAGACCATGCCTATGCATCCCGCATACATCCTATTCCACGCTCTCTGGTTCTGGTCGCTTCTCGCAGACGAGATGATGAAAGATCTCTCGATCAAAAAGCCGGTCCTGGTTCTCATCCGCGGCGGTAAGGCAAACTGATGGCCGGCGATTTCTGCATGGGCGCTCTTGCTTTCGCCCTAGGGCTTGTCGTCGCTGGCTTACTGACGATTAACGCCAGCAATGACGTGATGAACGGCCGGATCAAAGCCGGGTACTTCGATCACGAAGGCAAGGCCTATCGAGTTCAAGAGGTGACACCATGAGCAAGAAATTGTTCTTCATCAGTTTCATCATCGGCGCTCTCCTCTACGAGACCATAAAATATTCAATCGGCTTCGGGCTGGACCCTGAGCAGATGCTCACGAGCATCTATTGGTCTGGTGCCACTCTGCTCGCCTACCATTCGTTGGAGGTGGCGAAATGACCATGGCCGTAGACATCAAAGCCGCCATGAACGCACTCGATGATGATGAGGTATTTGACTACCTCGTACAGGCATTAGTTGAGAGCGGGACGAGAATTCGTGCGGCGGTTCCACGCCCCGCTCTCGATTCCGCAGCAGCCACGAGGATAGCCACGAACGGAGATGGAAATGATTGACATCGATTGGTCTGCCGTTCTGGTCACGGGCGCGTCTCTATTCGCCCTGTTGGTTGTCGGCGTTTTACTCCTCATCGGCGCCTGCCTGATCATCGCTAACGAGATCAAGCGGCGGCACGACGAGCAAGCGGAAGAGGCAATGGCCGCTATGCCTGATCACGTTCTGATCGACGCCATCCGTCTCTACGACGGCCAATAATTCGATTGAGGTGCAGCGCTTTGCTTACCCCTCCCAAGGGAGCGCTCCTTCAACGGCTCTGGCGGTCTTCATCCTCCCGGATCGCCAGAGCCACTATCCTCGGCAGTTGAAAATTGCCGCGCAATCTTACGGCGGCATCGCTGACTATCACTGCGGCTAAGTCGCCAATACTAAGCGGGCCCAACTCGGGGCGAATGAAGGAGATGACGTTTCCAGGTCCTGCAAGACCGTCCGCGTCGTCTCCCTCGGTAAGAAAAGTAGTTCTTGTGGGCATTTCTGAACTCCTTGGTACGAGTTCAATCTCTCATAAGGACGCAGGAATGTACGGCAATTATGGTTCACGACCGGACAAAAACGGCTCCGGATTTGGAAAGAAACGCTCCGAGGCAGAGATGAGTAGCATCGCGTTAGAAGAAGCAATTGGTTGGACTGGCAAGCTTATGGACCTTGAATTCAAGGGCCGTGGCGACAAGGAATATCTGGTCCGCCATCGTCTCTCCGAGAACAGCGGAGTTCCGGAAAGCTATCTCTACCGCCTCCAATACAAGACGAGGGGCATGAAGGATGTTGCAGGCGAATATTACCGTCGTCTGAAGCTGTACTACGACCAAGTATGCCAGGTTAACGAGGCAGCGGCTGACCGCTACCGAGACGAACGTCTAGGGACAAGAGGAAACAATGAAACGTCTAACAAAGAGCCTGCTCCGGCGACTTTGGGAATGGCTACGACTGAAACTCAATCGAAGAAAGCGTGAATGATGAAGGTATATTTCGCAGTCAAAGAGACGGATCGAGCGCAGGTCAAAATCGGGCATGCCCAGAGTATCGAGCGGCGTCTTTGTGACATCGCTCGGTATGTTGGCCCAGTCAGGCTGCTAGCAACGATCGACGGTGGTGTCCACGTTGAGCGAAATATCCTGGCGATGTTTAAACAGTATCGCGTCGAAGGGGAGTGGTTCGCATTCTCCGAAGAGATCCAGACATTCATTGCAAACTGCGCAACTCCTTCTGGTGAGCTTTATGGCGCGAAGAAACAGGCTTGGGAGACAAAGCTGATCTCAACCCGTCGTGAGCGGGACATGATCCTCGCCGGGTATATTCTTGAGCGCGCTTTCGAGCAGTTTGACCGATCCGTCAGCATAGCCGAGGCGCTAGAGATTTGCTTCCATCGCCTTTCCGAGATTGGCGACGGATGGACGCGCCGCCGTGTTCGCGGTCTTCGCGAGCGGCGTGACATGCGTGTGGATACATACGAAATCATCGACCTGCTGAAGTTGGCGAACATTCAGAAAGCCGAATGGATCGCCTTGCTCGAATTCGGGGCGCCGGCCGCTGACGAACAGGCCGCAGCATGACCCGCTATCTCCTCCTCACGGTCTTACTGTCGACAAATGCACTCGCGCACGACGCGAAATCTGGCTGGGCATATCCTTTTAGCTGTTGCTCCAATCAGGATTGCCGGGAAGTCCCTGACGCATCGGTACGCGAGACACCGACCGGATACATCGCCGGAAATGGGGAGACCATCCCGTACCTGGACAAGCGGATCAAGGACAGTCCTGACGGGAAGTTTCATCTTTGCACGATCGCCGGCAGCGAGGATGGCCGCGCACTGTGCCTGTTTGTGCCCCCAAGGAGCTTTTAAGCATGACCGAATACGACGCGCAGAAAGACAGCTTTGAAAGCTACAACGTTGCCATCGCTGCCAATCGTGCGCGGCTTCTGCAGGAGCGTTGCCCTGCGGCTAAACGGGTCGAAGTGATCGGACAGTGCGAACTCTATCTAGGCGATTGCATGGAAATCATGCCAGCCCTCGAGGGGGTCGGTGCGGTTGTGACGGACCCGCCATACGGCATCAATGAAAATTCCAAGAAGGTCGCTTCCCGCGAGAACGCGGCCCCTGCCCGAGACTACGGTGATTTCGACTGGGACAAGGCGCCAGCGCCGCAAGAATCGATAGACCTCATCTGCAAGATTTCTAAGCACCAGATTATCTTCGGTGGCAACTATTTTACCCTCGGACCGACGCCATGCTGGCTCGTCTGGGATAAGGAAAATACCGGAGACTTCGCCGACTGTGAACTCGCGTGGACCAATCTGAAGAAAGCCGTTCGCCGGATCAACTGGCGCTGGAACGGCATGATCCGCAAGGGCCAAGAGGAGCGCTTCCACCCGACCCAAAAGCCGCTCGGCGTCATGGAATGGTGCCTGACCCACGTTCCCGACGCGGAAACCATCCTTGACCCTTTCATGGGTAGCGGAACGACAGGCGTTGCATGCGTGAAGGCCGGCCGCCGGTTCGTCGGTATAGAGATGCACGAGCCTTATTTCAACGCTGCCTGCGAGCGCATCCGCAAGGCCTACCAGCAGCCTGACATGTTCGTTTCCGCTCCCAAGCGTGAACAACCTAAGCAGGAGGCGCTGCTGTGATCAAGCTGCACCTCCCGTTCCCCCCGTCCGTGAACAGCGCCTATGCCAACGGCGGCAACAAGCGCGGCCGGCACAAGACGGCGCAGTATGTCGATTGGATCAAGGAAGCCTCTACAGCGGTCAAGGGTAGCCACCGTCAAGGGCTTGGCGCCTACAGCCTGTCGATATGCCTCCAGCGCCCTGACAAGCGCCAGCGCGATCTAGGGAATTATGAAAAGGCCGTGTCCGATTTTCTCGTCATGCACGGCGTAGTCAAGGACGATCACCTTTGCGAGCGGTTGGTTATGACATGGGGGGAAGGTCTCCCGGCGCCGTGCGTCGTGATTGTCCAAAACCATGAGGAGAATTTGGCAGCATGAACGAGATAATGGAAGTCCTTTCCCCAATCCTTGGCGATGAGCTGGCGAAAGACATCATTCGGTATAGGAACAGTCTTGGACGAGTAAAATCGTTTGATGTGTATCGAGCCAAAATAACCCTTCGGTTATTGATGCAGTCTCCTGACCCTCGCCTTGCAGCTTGGGAATATCTGCACCGCGCAGCTAATTCGAAATCCCTAACAGTGGAATATGTGAAGGCATGTGTTCATTACGATCCTGAGACGGGGATATTCACGGCGCGGTTATCCAGACAAAATTCCCCGGCCGGTAGGGTGCTTGGGACATTGGGTAGTCACGGCTACCTGTCGACCTCTCTTGCTGGGCACAGTGTTCTTCTTCACAGACTTGCTTGGTTCTATGAGTTTGGTGTTTGGCCTGAAGCTACCGATCACATTGACCGCGACAGATTGAATAACCGCCTAGCAAACTTGCGGGGGTGCTCTCTACAGGAAAACAATTGGAACCTGCCTCAGCATCCGAACAACAAGAGCGGATTCACAGGGGTTACCTGGGACAATCGTAAGCACAAGTGGTTCGCGTCTATCCGCGTAGGGGGGAAGACCAAAAGTTTAGGACGCTTTACCGAGAAAGAAGACGCATCCGCCGCATACCAACGAGCGGTAGCGGAGCACCGCGGGCATTTTCTAGGAGATGCGGCATGAGCATTAAAATGGATTCGGATGAAAAATCTGGCTTCGATCTTCTTCGTGAAGTTCTCCCAGAAGACCTGGCCATTGACGTTGTGAAGCACAGACGACGCAAGAAAGCGCATCTGACGGCTCGCGTGGCAAAGGCCCTGGTGCGTGAATACAAGGCGTTTGGCGACCCTGAGAAGGCGGCAGAGATCCATCTGACACGCGCTTGGATTTCGTTCGAATGCGATTGGGCGAAGAAGGAAAGCCGGTTCACCGATCAGAACCACCCGACGCCGCGGCTATCGGCCAACTACGGCAACGCACCTCCCGAGCCTATTCCGGAAGTCGTCAGCGCAGAAGAAATGGAACGTCGCCGGCAGATGGTCGCACGGCTTCGCCAGCAGGGAGTTTTGAGAGCATGACAATTCACAGCGTAGAACTTTTCCGCCAGAACGAAGCCCACAAGGCAAGACAAGCCAGACTGTGGGGGAAGCCGAAGGTTCCGGCGCCGGTCCTCACAGTCATCGAATCCCGTAAGCCTGTCGATGCGTCCTATCACATGGTTCTCTATCGCGCCCATCAAGCTCGGCTCCGCGAGACCTTCACCATGGGTGCTTCCTTCACAGTCAACCCAACGGCGGAATACTGCCCGTATAGGTCTGAGATCGTTTTCGAGATCGATGATCAGCCTATGCCGCGGCCAACTATGAAGCAAATCGCTATGGAGGTCTTGAAGGATTTCCCAGGCGTTACGCTGGATGATTTGAAAGGCCCGCGCAGGAATCTGATGTTCGTCATCCCTCGTCACCGAGCCATGTACGAAATAATGAAGCAGCGCCCTGACTTCTCATACCCGGCTGTTGGCAGGTTCTTTGGACGTGATCACACGGTGGTTCTCTGGGCTGTTGCCAAGATCAAAGCAGAAATGGGGGATGGCGCGAGCATTGTGAGAGTAGAGCGCAAGAAGGAGCGAACGGACAATTACAAGCGCAAAGCCAAACAACAGAGCGGAGAGTAAAATGAGCGACGAAGCGAAAATCGCCATCAACGGGGTCGATCTGACGAGCGCTCAGGCAATGACACTCCGTGTTGCTATCACTTGCTACCTTGCGGAAATGCTTGAGGAAGGCGCCCTTGGCGATGACGAACACGGTGAACGTATGCGGAAAGCTTATTACGCCCGCGCGGCCGAGATTATTCAGATTATGGGTGCGGCGGAATAAATCGACTACGGCGGCTCAACACGAGGAAACAACATGGCTGGTAAGCTTGGCAAACCACAGACAAAACGGAACTCACAGCGCGGCCGGCCACCCAAGCAGGACGTAGAGCGGTACCCGGGCGGGAAGATCAAGCCGAGCGAGACGCAAAGGGAAACGCTTAGCTGTGTCATCACCGCGAGGAAGCGTATGAACGGATGGAACGACAACGTGCCGGACGCCATGGCAAGGGACGCCCGCGCCGGCTATGTCCTCGGCGTCTTGCGCTTGGATGGAAAGATCAGCGATGAACAGCTTGAAATCGGCAATGAATATGCTCTAGCCATCTCTCGCTACCACAGCCTCACCGGTATTCCGTTCCCCAGCGCCCGCGCTCAATCGCTCTTTTCCATCAAGGGCCATGACGGGGAAGTTTCGTCCGCGCTTGCCGATCGGGCCCGCAACGCCAGCAATCTCATGATGAGGCTGCAAGGCGTGCTTCTCCAGTGTGTCGATGGCCCACAGGTGCGCCAGACCATCAATAACGTAACGGTTATGAGTTACGAACATCTGCGCACTATGCCTCCACAGCAATTATTGTGGCTTAAGAGGGGCTTGAACGCTTTGATCGATAGTGGCCTCTTGCCAAATCATAACCGACAGGCTACCGTAATTGCATGATCAGACTTTCGTCTGGCGAACCGTCTCCGAGAGAAGCATCATGGAAGCTATTATTGGGTCTCTCTTGATGTTCGGTGTTGTGTGGTTTGCCACGCGCCCGTTAAAGCGCCCTCGCGGTCTCACACCTCAAGAAGCCGCGTTTCGCAGCCAGATCATCATCAACGAATGGCATAGGCAGGGATACCGCCCGTACGACCTCAATCGCGGGCTCTAATCAGCCGAAAGGCAACGAGCAGCCGGAAGCCCACGGTTCGAGTCCGTGCTTGGGTCAAGGGAAGACCACCAGCCCGCAACGTACGGTCAATTCGTGACAGCCGGAGAGACGGCATTTCTCATCATCCGGAGGTTCCATTGACCGAAGCCGACCTAATCCGCGACTGCAGAGCATATTGAAGCAGAGCACGGCATTCTCAAGCTACTCTCCATACTCGAAAGCATAATCGAGTGCCAGGCGCAGGCGGCAGGCGTTGAACTGCTCGATATCGATGAAGACGAGATGGAAACCGCGTATTTCACGGTTCAGTAGCCGGCGCGCGCAAAATGCCATATTTTTTGCCATGGTCGGCAGAAACGTCTTTTGTATCATTTACTTAGAGGCGCGCGCAAATAATTTCACGCTTCAATGAGGTAGAGATGAGCAACATCGTAGACCTCAACTCCCGCCGCGATCCTGGCGAGCCAATGGACGATGTCACCGTTTGCACGATTTCCGTGACAGGTAAGGGCGATGTATCGCTCTGGCTCAACGATTACATCGAGACTCCGGAGCAATTTAACTGGCTGATTACCAAGGTTGTTGCTGCTGCTTCGGGCATTAACGCAACGAAGACCGAGATTATCGCGAATTCGTAGAACGCCATTCCGAGAAGTATCAAATTCCTCGGGCATGTACCCGGACAGCCGGAATAATATTCCACAATCAGATTGAAACAGCCCTTACGGGGCCTTTTCGCGTTAGGAAATCACGATGGCGCTAGAGCAGTGGCAGCGCGACATCCTCGATAACCAGATTGCTCAAGAGACCAGATACGCGAGCGACAAGCCTCTGTGTGGTTTCGATGCCGCCTGCTCCGAAAGCTACAGGTCCAAGCATTCACAGCCAGAAATGGCCCGTCGTCTCCGCTGGCTATCGGCAAGCTACGACAATCCCAGCCTCCCGCTGCACGCGGTTAAGTGAAATAGGAGCCAGACGATGGCAACAATGCACGTCTCTGTTTGCAGGGCTCGCCTTATCGCGGGCGCTGGCGCATCCCAAGTTATCTATGATGGGGCTCCGGTCATTGCTGCGGCTCTCACCACATCTGGAACGGCGGCAAGCACGACCACTCTCGCTGCGGCAACCACCGCCACAGCGCAACAGCAAGGCACTCTCGTCGCCCGTTGCTGCTCGGTGGACTCTGACCATTACGTCAGGGTGTCCGGAACAGCAGCGGCAACAAACGCCTATTACGTTCCAATGGGTAGCTGGATCGAGATCGCAATCGGTCCCGGCCTCGAAATATCAGCGGTCACGGTCTGATCATGTTCCGGCGCTTCTGCGATGCAATAGGGTGCGAAAGCCCATTTGACCGCGTCATGGTCGGATTCGTCGTAGCCATATCGCCTTTCATCGCATTGGCAATCATGCTGGCTTGTACCGTTCTTTCCATGGCAGCTTTCCAGTTGGTGGTGTGGATTGTTCAATGACTGACGACGAGACCCGAAATAACGGGGGAGATACGGGCAAGCCAATGCCGCCCGTCGAGCACCAGTTCAAGCCAGGCAATCCCGGCCGGCCAAAAGGCGCTCGCAACAAGCTAGGGGAAGCTTTCCTCGAAGCCATGCATGACGATTTCGAGAAACACGGCGCCGCGGCGATCGTGAAGGTTCGCGACGAAAAGCCTGACCAATACCTGAAGGTCATTGCCTCGATCCTGCCAAAGGATCTGAACGTCAACATCAACCAGATGGATGATCTCACGGATGACCAGCTTATTCAGCGCATCCGTTCCCTTGATTCAGCAATCCGGCCTTTCCTCGATGCTCAAGGAGCAGGCGGTTCTGTTGGCGGAACTGGACAGGAGACGGCGCACTAACCTGCTCGCGGCCTACAAGCCGTATTCAAAGCAGATCGCTTTCCATGATGCCGGGGCCAGCTTCCGCGAACGCTTGTTCATGGCGGGCAACCAGCTCGGCAAGACGCTGGCCGGCGCCGCAGAAGCAGCAATGCATCTCACCGGCAATTATCCGGATTGGTGGAAAGGCAAACGGTTTCATAAGCCGGTTATCATGCTGGCCGGCTCGGAATCGTATGAGCTGACTAGGGACGGCGTTCAGCGCCTTCTCATCGGCCCTCCTATGAGCGAAGAGGAATGGGGCACTGGCTATATTCCGAAAGCCTCGATTGTTGCCACAACGCGCCGCTCTGGCGTCTCTGGTGCGCTCGATAGCTGCACGGTTCGGCATGTGTCGGGCGGAACATCAACACTTCTCTTCAAGGCATACGAGCAGGGCCGCGGTAAATGGCAGGCCAATACTGTTGATTACGTCTGGTTCGATGAAGAACCACCGGAAGATGTCTATTTTGAAGGCATCACACGAACAAACGCAACCAAGGGACTGATTGCCGTCACCTTCACGCCTCTCAAGGGCATGAGTTCGGTTGTCGCTCGTTACATCCTGGAGCCGTCGCCAGACCGCGAAGTCGTCACGATGACGATCGAGGACGCGGAACACTACACGGCAGAAGAACGACAGAAGATCATCGACAGTTACCCGCCTCATGAGCGGGAAGCGCGAACCAAGGGCGTTCCGTCGATGGGCTCCGGCCGGATCTTCCCGGTTCTCGAAGAGAACATCGTTATTGATCCCTTCGATATCCCCGAAAGCTGGGTGCAGATCGGCGGGTTGGACTTCGGATGGGATCACCCGACTGCCGGCGTCAATCTCGCATGGGATCGAGACAACGACATTGTCTTCATCACCAAGGATTATCGCCAGCGCGAGGCAACACCGCTTATCCACTCGGCCGCACTCAAACCGTGGGGCTCATGGCTCCCTTGGGCGTGGCCGCATGATGGTCTGCAGCACGACAAGACGAGCGGCGAACAGTTGGCCGTCCAGTATCGAGAGCTTGGGCTCAACCTGACATCGGAACGGGCGACATTTGACGACGGAACGAACGGCGTCGAGGCCGGCGTCTCTGACATGTTGCTGAGAATGCAGACGGGGCGCTGGAAGGTGTTTCGGAGCTGCATCTACTGGCTTGAGGAATTCAGGCTTTACCACCGCAAAGACGGCCTGATCGTCAAAGAGCGAGACGATGTGCTCTCGGCATCGAGGTACGCACTGATGATGAAAAGACAGGCTGAGCAGAAGCCGAAGATCAAGGGCCGATACCGTGGCTCTGGCGGTCTTTCGTCAAGTTGGATGTCGGGGTAGCTATGGCTGAAGAATACAACGACTCCGCACCAGCCAGCCAAGAACTGGACGATCTGACGCTGAAGCTGCAGGGTTGGTTCAAAGAGGACATGCCGCAGGTATCCGAGTGGCGCAAGGAAGCCCGCGAGGATTTCGCGTTCTACAACGGCAACCAGTGGTCAGAGGAAGACCTGCAGGTTTTGCGCGACCAGAAGCGCCCTGCGATGACCTTCAACCGCATCGGCCCGCTTGTGAACGCTGTTGTCGGCTCCGAGATCAACAACCGTCGCGAGGTGCAGTATATCCCGCGTGAGGTGGGCGATTCTGCGGCCAACGAGGTACTGACGGCTGCCGGCGAATGGTTCCGTGACCAGACGGGAGCAGAAGACGAGGAATCGGACGCCTTCGAGGACGCCACGATTTGCGGCATGGGTTGGACGGATACCCGCCTTGATTTCGAGGAAGAACCGGACGGTGCGCCGAAGATCGAGCGTATGGATACGCTGAAAATGGCGTGGGACTGCAACGCCTCCAAGCCCAATCTGGAGGATGCACAGCGCCTCTGGTATATCGATGAGAAGCCCTATTCCGAGCTTGAGCAGATGTTCCCCGGCGTTCCCAAGGAAATGCTGCATGCTGGATGGGCAAAGACGATCGGCAATGATCCCTCGTCGCCGCATGACCAGGACGAAGCGGACAAATACACCGGCACGCAGGACGACATTGCCGACTATTCGCCGCGTAAGATGTGCACGATCGTTGAATGCCGCTGGCTTGAGCGTGTGCCATATTATCGCGGGCCTGATCTGAACACCGGACAGCCTCGGGAATACTCGGAACAGCAAGTCAAGCTCATCCAGTCGAACATTGAGGGCTTCAAGGCGGTTCGGCAGTACAAGAAGGTGCTGAAGCGTGCCTTTATCGGCAGCCGTGTCCTTGCCGAGCCCGATCAGCCGCTTGTCCCTAATGGCATGTTCGGCTGGGAGTGCATCACAGGCTATCGCGACAAGGTCAAACGCTCGTTCTATGGCATCGTTCGCCCTGCCAAGGACCCGCAGCGCTGGGCCAACAAGTATTTCTCACAGGTCATGTTCCTGCTCAACAGCCAGTCCAAGGGCGGCATTATGGCAGAGCGTGGCGCGTTTGAGGACGATCGCCAGGCAGAGGAAAGCTGGGCGAAGACAGACGCAATCACATGGGCGAAGAACGGCGCACTCGGGCAAAACCCGAAGGTCATCCCGAAGCCCACGGCTCAATTCCCGGCCGGTTTCTTCACGCTGTTTCAGGAGAGCAAGGAATCGATCTCGCAGGTTACGGGCCTGTCGCCGGAATTCCTTGGCACGCGCGAGGTTGATCAGGCCGGCGTATTGGAGGCTCAGCGCAAGCAGTCGTCTCTCAATCTGCTTGCCTCGTTGTTTAACAGCCTTCGCCGCTATCGCAAGCGCCAGGGCAAGACGATGTTGTTCCTGATCCAGAACCATTTGAGCGATGGCCGGCTTATCCGCATCGTCGGGGATGATAAGAAACAGTATGTGCCGCTCACTCGCGATAACGTGTCGAGCAGCCAATACGATATCATCGTTGATGACGCGCCGACCAGTCCGAACGAAAAAGAGCGGACCTGGGGCATTATCATGCAGATGATGCCGATGGTGAGGGACATGCTCACGCCTGACGTTGTGCTTGAGCTGCTTCGCTATTCGCCGCTCCCGGCCTCGATGGTCGAAAACCTGCAGAAGAAGGCAGCCGAGCAGGCCAAACAGCCAAAGCCGCCAGGGCCAGAAGAAATGGCTATGCAGCAGGAATCTCAGAAATTCGAGATGGAAATGGCTGGCAAGCAGGCCGATTTGCAGGCTGACCAGACCAAGAACCAGATGGAAGTTCAGATGAAGGGCATCGACTTGATGATCAAGCAGCGCTCGGCCGAGATCGACGCCATGACGGATCAGGCCAAGCTTGAAGCGGATCTTGCCCGTATAGCAGTTCAGCAGGAAGCCAACCGAGTTTCGCGGCAGAACGCCAATTCCCGGCAGACGAGCGCGGCGAAATGAGATTCGAAATCGAACCATTCATGCACTACCGGAACGGCTGCGAAGTTGTGGTGCGAAAATTCCGCCCGGTCTACGAATGGGAACGTGCACCCGTAGCGTTCATAGCGCCGTTCCCCGACTCTATCACTGAGCATCAAATGAGAGTCTGGACCGTCAACACGATTGGTCTTTGAAATTCCGTCCATTCAGGACGGCTTCGCCCGCTAGAGCGCATCTAGCTTCGATGGCCCAACGTAACGGGCAATAAGGTGAATAAATGAGCGAAGAGAACCAAGGTGGCCTTTCGGCCTCCGAAGCCGCCTATTTTGAATCAGGCGGCGAAACGGAAATCATAGCCGAGCCGGCAGCCACGCCAGAACCGGCGCCGGTTGTCGAGCAAGATCCGGAACAGATCGCCGCGGAAGCGGTTGTCGAACCCGGTGCAGAGCCGGACAAGAACAAATTCGTTCCCCATGGGGCCCTCCATGCAGAGCGCGAGGAACGCAAGAAGCTTCAGGTCAAGCTTGAAGAACTGACAACCAAGAGCGCCATCCTTGAGGATCGCTGGAACACCATCCTGACGGCACGCCAGACGCCACAGGAAGAGGTGAAAGCCCCGCCGAACCCTGAAGAGGACATTTTCGCCTTTGCCAAGTGGCAGGGCGAGCAGTTGAAAGAGCTGCAAGACAAGATTGCCGGCCGCGAGCAGCAGGAAACGCAATCGCGGCAGCAATCCGAGCAGGAACAAGCGGTCTGGAATGAGTGGAATTCGTCCGTTCAGACCTTCGCCGCCGAAAAGCCGGATTTCAAGGACGCGGCGCAATTCCTCTCCGACACCCGCGAAAAGCAATTGGTGGCGTTGGGCCGGGTCGATCCTCGCTTCCGCGATCAGCAGGCCAGAACGGCCCAGATCAACGCCGAACTGAAGGGCATCGTCTTTGCGGCCAAGCAGCAGGGCGTTTCGCCGGCTGAAATGGTCTATCAGATATCACAGGATTACGGCTTCGCTCCCAAGGCGCCCGATCCTGTGGTGACATCGGAGAAAATCGAGCAGATCGACGCGGCGCAGAACGCATCACGCACACTCGCGGCGTCCCCTGGCAAGCAGGCTGGCGATGCGCTCAATGCGCAGTCCATTGCCGACATGTCGCGGGAAGAATTCGACCGTTGGTATTCCAAGCCGGAAAATCAGCGTCGATTTGACAAGATGATGGGCGGTTAAACCCATCTTGCAATAAGCCACAGGGCGGCTTCATAAGCCCTTTCGCTTCGGCAGTGAGCGTTATCACTCCCTTGTGCCGGTGAGCAGTCCGGCTTCGCGAGACAGCGGCGTCAACGCTTCGATCCAACCCCAAATTCAATCCATCACAGGAGACGGATATGTCCGTTACAACCTTTGGCATCAACGATGCCTTGGCAAACAAACTGTGGTCGAAGAAGCTTGATGTTGAAACGAGCAAGGCAACTGCTATCGCTCCGCTCATCGGCACTTCGTCCAATTCCATCATCCAACTCAAGAACGAGACCCAGAAGGCTGCCGGCGATAAGGTCACTTTCGGCCTGCGCACCCAGCTCATCGGTGATGGCGTGACCGAAGGCGAAACGCAGGAGGGCAATGAAGAAGCCCTGTCCACGTTCTCCGACGCTCTCTACATCAACGAGTTGGCACATGCCGTCCGCGTGAAGAACGAACAGACGATCGACGCACAGCGCGTTCCTTTCTCGCTGCGTGAAGAAGCCAATGCCGGTCTGGTTGACTGGTACGCTGATCGCCTGTCGATGATGTTCTTCCTCCAGGTCTGCGGCTACAACGCGCCGACCGTCGCCTTCGAAGGCCGAACCGTCACCCTGACGGCCAAGCACTGGGGCTTCAACTCGATCCTGACGCCTTCGACAAACCGCATTCTGCGGGCTGGGGCTCAGGCGAACGACCAATCTCTGACCTCTGCGGACGTGTTCTCGCTCGACCTGATCGACAAGGCAGTTGAGAAGGCCAAGCTGGCGAACCCGAAAATCCGCCCCGTCATGGTCAACGGCGAAAAGCACTACGTCATGTACCTGCATCCGATCCAGGTGACGGACATGCGCACCAACACGTCTACCGGCCAATGGATTGACATCCAGAAAGCCGCTGAACGTCGCGGTTCGTCCAACCCGATCTTTGACGGCTCGCTCGGCGTCTACAACAACGTGATCCTGCGTGAAGCAGAACACGTCATGCCTGGCGTTCGTTCCGACACCAGCGCCCAGATCACCACGGTTCGCCGTGCTGTCCTGCTCGGCGCCCAGTCCGCTGTATGCGCCTTCGGTATGAAGACGGCGCCGCAGAAATACAAGCGCGTCGAAGAACTGTTCGACTACCAGCGCGAGCTTGGTGTCGGCGTCCAGACTGTTCTCGGCATGAAGAAAACCCGCTTCGACAACAACGCTGAGGACTTCGGTTCGATCGTTGTTTCGACCTATGCGGCAGCCCACTAAGGAGGGTTTGAACCATGGCTACAGGCACTCTGGCATCTACTGCCCGCTTCCTTCACACGCAGCAGGTTCACTACCTGCGCAAGCGCATCACCTTCGCCACCGAAAACACGGAAATCATCCTCGGGGAAATCCCGGTTGGTGCTTCCGTCATCGGCGGGGGCGTCCACGTCATCACGGCCTTCAACGATTCGGGCACGGATACGCTGGATGTTGGGTTCAAGGACGGTTCCTCGACCGACGACCCGAACGCATACGCGACTCTGCTTGATCTGTCCGCTGTCGGCTTCATCGCCCTCGATGAACTCGCAGCTACGACCAATATCCAGCAGACTGCCGACACGACCGTGACTTGCATCTACAACGGGCAGAACAACAACGCTTCGGCGGGTGTTGCCGATGTGATCATCACCTTCGTAGTCGATAACGATCAGTGATTGCGCAGTAAAAACAAGTAGTTAGGGGCGGGCTAATATTCGCCCCTTTTTCTTTCCCAGCAACAGGAGGCCGCAATGGCTATCACCGGGATCAATTCCGAAAATCAGAACATGCGGGTTCTTGCCAAGGAACTGTACGTCAATGGCATTCCCTTCACCCCGTCCGAAGTGGCGATCACCGAATTGACGGACAGCACGACCGGCACGGCGAGCGATACTCTCGCGGCGACTGTCGGCGTCACGACCGTTGCCATTCCGCTGCAACTGGCGGCGATGACCACGGCTGCTGCCGACCTGATCACGAATTACACGCCAGGGTATGCTTTCGAGCTTCTCTCGCTGGAGTTCGTCACAACGACGCTCGGCACGGGCGCGAGCGCAAGCCAGGTGTTGAACCTTGAGATCGGCACCACCAACGTCACGGGCGGCGTTCTCACGCTTCTCCTGGCCGATACCGACACGCTCGGCAAGAAGACCGCAGCAACCGCGATCACCGCGGCTAATGTCGGCACGGCTGCTTCCACGATCTCGCTTGAAGTAGCAGCAAGCGGAACGGTCTTCACGGCCGGCGCCGGTATTGCGCTGCTCAAGCTCCGCAACATGGATACCGTCAATTCCGTTGCCTCGCTCTCTGCCAAGGTCAACGAAATCATCACAGCGATCAACGCTGCAAGCTGATGGATGACGTGATTTGGACACTTATTGACTTCGAGCCGCCGAAGAAAGCGGCTCCAGTCATCTCAGACGGCTGTCCGAAATGCGGCAAGAAGCTCGGCAAGGGCTCTCATCTGCACATCAAATATTGCAAGGGGGTAATTGATGCCAGTTAGCGTCATCACAGGCGGGCCTATTTCTGCCGAAGCTCCCGAAATCGACACCAGCGAACCGACGTTTGCAACGATGATGGGTGCGATCGCAGACGATATCGATGATACGGTTGACGAGTATACCAGCCAGATCAAAGACGCGATTTCGGCCTCCATCCGCTATTGCGAGCGCGATGTCTTCTATTTCAACGAGACGCGAGACATCACCTTCCCGACTGTCGATGGTCAGGAATGGTACGACGCCGACGACAACAGCAACATTCCGACGCTGAAACGCATCGTTGCGGTCTACAGCGAGGATACCAGCGGGCAGCGGTCTATCCTGCGCCGTGCCATGCCGGAAGAACTGGAAACGCTCTCCGACAATACGGCGTCGAGCGGCGAACCATACGCATTTACCTATTTCGGGCAGCGCATCCGGCTTTATCCGGTCCCGAATGCCACGGTCTACACGATCCGGCTGCAGCTCGGCCCGTACAAGCTCGCGCTCCTGACCGATATCAACGAAACCAACGCCTGGTTCACCGAAGCCTACGACATGGTGAAGGCACGGGCTAAGTACATTCTCAACAAGGATACACTAAAGGACGCCTTGGCAGCCGCAGAAGCCCTGAACGACTACAAGGACCAATACGACGCCCTGAAGGCTGAAACGTCGCGCCGAAATGGCCGTGGCGTCATCATTGGAACGTGCTTCTGATGCTGATACCTCTGGCTGAGTATCGCCCCGATGTCGCGGATGTTAACTCGGCGTTCACGTCCGATCTGTCGAACGTCATTTGCTCGGCCGGCGCCTATATCCCGTTCAAGCAGTTTGCCGCCATCACAGCAGCATTGCCGGAAGAACCGCTTGGCTGGCTTGGCGTCAAGACGATGGATGGCACCATTCGGTTTTTCGCCGGAACAGCGAGCAATCTCTACATCCTGAACGGCACGACGCTGGTATGGGACGAGGTTTCGCAGGTGACGGACGGGTATAACGCCAACCGCCTTTCGCGCTGGTCCATCAAGGCATTCGGCCCATTCATCATCGCGGTCAATGCCAATGACGCTCCGCAGGTCTATGACGTGACGACGGATGTCATCTTTCGGGATCTCGGCGGATCTCCTCCCACCGCAGCACGGGTGCATATCTGGGGCGATTTCGTCGCCTTGTCCGGTATCCAGTCGCAGCCGAACCGGGTTCAATGGTCTGGCCTCAATGACTGCGAATTCTGGACGCCGGGAAGCCAGAACAGCGATTATCAGGACTTTCCAGATGGCGGCAAGGTCCAGGGCGCCAGCGAGACGACAAACCCTATCATCTTCATGGAAAGCGCCATTTACCGGGCTACGTTCGTTCCCGGCTCGGTGGAAATCTTCACGTTCCAGAAGGTGCACGACAAGCGAGGGGCGTTTTCGCCTACATCGATCGCCACGCGGGGCTCTGCGACGTTCTTCGCGGACTCGGGCGGCTTCTTCCAGATCGACGCCGATGCATCTTTGACGCCGATTGGCTTTGAAAAGGTTGACAGGACCATATTCAGCGTCCTTGCGGCCTCGTCTGTCTCGGAAATCATGGGCGCGATCGATCCCTTCTATTCCCGTGTTTATTGGGCTCTCGATTATACCGGCTCCGGCACGTTCGACCGGATGATTGTCTATGATTGGCAGTTGGGCCAATGGACGATGCTGGAGGTCAATACCCTCGGTATCGCGTCGTTCATCACCTACGGCTATACGCTGGAGGCGCTTGACGACATTTCCGCCTCTCTCGATGCGCTGCCATTCTCTCTGGATTCGAAGCAATGGCAGGGCGGGGCACCTCTCCTGGCTGCATTCGACACGAGTTTCCGCCTCGGTTCGTTCTCGGGCCAGAACATGGAAGCGACCGTTACCACTCCGGAAGTCGGGCCAACGAATGGGACGATCACCCGCACCACGTCGAGCTATCCGGTTGTTGATTGCGACAATGTGTGGGTGGCGATCGGCCTTCGGATGCGCCGCGGTGAATTCGAGCCGGTCACATGGCTTGCTGAGCAAACCCGCTCAGGCAATACCGGCAAGGTCAGAAAGCGTTCTCGAGCCCGCTTTCATCGCATGCAGATCAGAATACCGGAAGGCGAGAATTGGACCCGTCTAAGCGGCATCGACGTTGACACGAGCGAGGCAGGCTCTCGATGAAAGAGCTTATCCTGACCCAAGACTGGTCGCTCGATCAAATCATGCCGTATGGCCCGCAAATCACCGCGGCGATGAGGAAACTCAGGGAGAAATTCCCCGAAGACGGCACGATGGAGAGCATGACGCAAGATATGATGTCAGGCGCCGTGCAGCTCTGGCTCATGCTCGATGACGGGGCTTTCAAAGGCATTGTGCTCACCATGTTCAAGGCGATCGAGGTGACCAGCTACAAGGCCGTTCTTGTCGTCGGTGCTGCCGGTGAAGACGGCGTGGACCTCTGCGAGCATATTGAAACCATTGAGACATGGGCGAAAGAGCAGGGCGCGAAATCTGTCTGCCCGATCGGCAGGCAGGGCTGGAAACGCCCGCTTTCGAAACTCGGCTATTCCGTTGACCGCATAACATATCGGAAAGATATCTGATGGATACCAGCCAGAAAACCGAGACTGAGAACAAGCCCCCGGCATGGGCGCAACCGCTCTTTGAGCAGTCGGCAACGGAAGCTCAGAAGATCTACGATTCCGGCAAGGGCGGGAATGTCTATACCGGCGATACCACGGCCGGCCTGGGCTCGACCACGTTGGGCGGCATTGGCGGCATAAAAAGCGCCGTAGCTGGCCTTCCCGGTCAAACGTCATCGGCTTCCAATCTCGGGGATATGGCATCGGGCCAATATCTCAAGGACGGGAACCCGTATTTCAACTCCGCTCTGCAAGGTCAGTTGGATTCGACCTCCGATCAGGTGCAGAGCGCCTTTTCAGGCTCCGGCCGCTTCGGCTCCGGCGCGAATACGGGCGTCCTGACGAACCGGCTTGGCAATATCCGATCGTCTGCCCTGTCCGACCAGTTCAATCGCGACACGCAGAACATGTTGACGGCCAACAACATGATCGACCAATCCAACTCCAACCTGTTCCAGAACCAATTGACCGGCAATCAAGCCCAGATCGGCGCCGGCAAGCTTCAGGATGCAGCGAGGCAGGCGAACCTTGACGCAGCCCTTCAGCGCTTCCAGGCGAAGGATAACAAGGATTGGACACGCCTTGGCCTTCTCCAGTCGGCAGCATCCGGTGCGGCCGGCAATTACGGCACGAATACGCAGACGCAGAGCGGCAGCAGCAATCCATTGAGCATGCTCGGCGGCATTGGCTCAATGGTAGCGAAGTGAGGTAGGATCATGGCATTCAATATCATGGACCTCTTCGGCCCGGGCGCCTTGAACCGGCTCTTGCAGCCGACAGACGGCGCAGGCGTGCAGAACATGCTCATGAGCCGCCCTGACGCACAGCCGTCGCCTGTCGTCGCTGGTGTCGATCCGTGGCAGGGCATGCGCGAAGAAGACGTTCAGCGCGTTGACCCGATGCAGACGGCATCTGCAGCGCAACCAGTGCAGCAAGCCCAGCAGAACGCGCCGGCCGGCCTTGGTGGACTGCTGAGCCCCGATCGCAAGCAATTCCTTCAAGACATGTTCCTTGGCTGGGCTGCCGGCTCGACACCACAGCAGAGCCTTTCGCTAGGCGCCGTTCAGGCCGCAAAGGGCAAAAGTGGCCGCGCCGACCAGAACCAGACCGTGCAGTTTCTGCAGGGCAAAGGAATGGATGAACAAACAGCTCGCATGCTCGCGTCAAATCCTACCGCGCTTGGCGACTACCTGAAGAACATGAATGACCCGATGCAGGGCTTGCAGGCTCAGAAAGCCCAGCTTGAAATTGAGAACCTGCGCAATCCGAATGCGAAGCTCAGCGAGACCGAGAAAGCCTATAAACAGGCCGTCGATGATGGCTTCACAGGGACTCGGATGGACTATGAAATAACAATGAAGGAGGCAGGCCGCAACAAGATTGATATCAACACCGGCGTCAAACTGCCCTCTGGCTACGAGTGGCTTGACCCTAATGACCAAAGCAAGGGCGTAAAGCCTATTCCCGGTGGCCCAGCAACGCAGGTTCCTGGCGAATTGGCTGCGCGTGTCGGCATGGGTGAAAACTTCCTCTCAAATGACCTTCCTTTCCTTCGCAAGCCCGAAAATCTTGAGGCAGCGACCGGCCCAATTGACCGCGCTCAGGCATGGGCTGGGTATGGCAAACCAGCAGAGATCCAGCGCAAATTCCAGTCTGGGGTTGAGGTGCTTTCGCGCCTTCTCTCTGGCGCCGGCATGACACAGGTTGAAATCGATGAAAAGACGGCTCGTTATATGCCGACATTGGCAGACGGCCCTGAAAGCCTGAAGACAAAACTTGATCAGCTCGAAGCCGAAATCAAGGCGGCTGGCGATGCGGCAATGCGTGGTCGCGGTGGGAGCATCGCCGCTCAGCCAGACCAAAACGCCGACCCGCTGGGGATTCGATAAATGCCGACCATTGCCGAAGTCCGTCAGAAATACCCTCAGTATCAGGACATGAGCGACGAGGCTTTGGCGGGTGCGCTGCACAAGAAATATTACAGCGACATGCCGGAAGCCGATTTTAATGCAAAGATCGGCCTGGCGGCACAGCCGGCGCCCGTCGAGCAGGGTTTCGAGCGTGCCACAATCCTGCCGTTCGGCAAGGACAAGGCAACCGGCGAAATCAGCATGGCCGTCCCTGGCTTGCTCAAGGGCCTTTTCGAAAGCGGCGCACAGGCTGTAACCGCTCCCGGTCGTGCCATGAGCGGCGAACTGCAGGTTATGGGGCCAGAAGGTGTTACTCCGGAAGCTATTCAGGAAGGTCTCAACTTCGCCGGCTGGGCAAGCCCCGCCTCACCCGCCTCCGGCCTCGCAAAAGCCGCTGTCAAGGTTCCGCCGCAGCCGGCTCCGCTCGGAGAGGGCCAGCAAGCGGCTTTGGCTGCTCAGCGTCTTGGAGTGGATCTTCCTCGCGCTGCTGCTTCTGATCGTATTTCTGTCCAGCAGATGGGAAAAGCCCTAACGAATGTCCCGATAGGCGGCACGCCGCTGCGCAAGGCTTCGGAAACGGCAATAAATCAGCTTGACGATGCAGCAACGCGGGTCCAGCAGGGTTTTGGCTCCGGTGATGTCGCGAAGGCTGGTGCTCTTGCCCGCCAAGGGGTGAAAGACTATTCTGTAAGCACCCTCGATGACCTTGTGAGCAAAAAATATGCCGTGGTGGATGACCTTGTTAAGCCGGATGTCACGGTTCCTCTCGCCAAAACCAGAGCCCTTGCAGCCCGTGTTCTTAACGATCGAAAAGGCGCCGCACTTCCGGCTGAAGGCCCAGCGATCGGTATTGTCAAAGAGGCAATAACTCGCCCAGAAGGTCTAAACTATAACGGTATCAAGCGCTTGCGCACCGATGTTGGTGCGATGCTTAAAAACCCGCAGTTGGCGCCGCAGGGAACGTCAAATGACGAACTGAAGGCGCTTTACGGGTCGCTCTCTGATGATCTGAAGAATGCGGCAAAGGTTGCCGGTGGCGATAAGGGCCTGGCTGCGTTTGAGGAAGCCAACAGTTTCGCTGCCAAGACGATTGCGGAGCAGAAGGTCCTCGATAAGATCATTGGCCCGCAGAGTGACGAGGGGCTGTTTTCCAGCATCCAGGCTATGGCCGGCTCGAATTCCCGCGCCAATATCCAATCGCTGATGCGCGTTCGCAAGGCTGTCAGCCCTGAAACGTGGAACGAGATTTCCTCGGCGGTCATTTCAAAGATGGGGCGCGATGCAGACGGCAATTTCACGCCGGATCGCTTCCTGACGGCTTATGGCAAGCTCTCGGACAATGGCAAGACGCTGTTGTTCAAGGGCAACGGCAACAAGGAATTAGCTTCTTCGCTTGAGGATATCGCCACAGTCTCGCGCCGGTTCAAGCAACTCAACCAGTTTGCAAACCCGTCTGGGACCGCGCAAAACCTGATTGGCGGCGCTATTCCCCTTGGCCTGTGGGTTGAGCCGACGACACTCATCAGCAGCGTTGCATCAAGCCGGGTTCTATCGAGCGTCATGGCAAAGCCGACTTCCGCGAAGAAGCTGGCCGAATGGGCGAAGGCTTATGAAAAGGTCGCCGTGGCACCAACGCCGGCAAACAGCAACATGCTCGGTGTCCGTGCGAAGGTTCTGGCTCTCGCTGTTGCGAACGACGCAGGCAATCCGGGCCTGTTCAACAGCCTAGTATCGCCACTTTCGATACCCCAGAAGGTAAAAGCAGGCCCAGAAAACGGCCCAGGGTTGATGGAACTGCCACAGGATGGCGATACCCAAAATCCACGCATGCTTCTTCCGAATGAACTTTAGCGTCATCGGCTAACTAAACCTGAACATCGCTGATTTTTCAAGGTGTGGCGCAATCCACGCCTCTTTGCCGTGGGGTAATCAATGGCTCAAGACATCCGGCAAGGCATCGTCGCGACGGCAAATGCCCTTGGGATCAGCCCAATCGATCTTGCTACCGCCATTTCCTATGAGACGGCCGGCACTTTCGACCCGGCAAAGAGCGGTCCAACAACCAAATGGGGCCAGCATCGGGGGCTTATTCAGTTCGGTGAACCGCAGGCTCAGAAATACGGCGTCGATTGGCAAAATCCTGTCGGCTCCCAGCTTGGAGAGAACGGCGCGGTTGCCAAATACCTGCGCGACACTGGCGTAAAGCCGGGAATGGGGCTGATGGACGTTTACAGCGCCATCAACGCGGGCGGCGTCGGGCGTTACGATCGATCGGACGCTGCTGCGGGCGGGGCTCCTGGCACAGTTGCCGATAAGGTCAACAACCAGATGGCCGGCCATCGTGAGAAGGCTATGGCGCTGCTTGGCGATATGGCCCCATCCCAGTCTTACGCCGGCATGGCAGACGGTCCGAAAGGGCAGGAGGCTTATTCGGCGCCCGTCATGGGCTCGATGATGGCTTCGGCACCTTCACCGCAACCTTCCAGCGCGATCCCTGCCGGAGTCCAGGCTTCCGCCACGCCCTCGTCATCGTCATCGCTTGGCGACGTGTTCGGCATGCTGGCAGCACAGGCAGCACAGCCACAGCAACAGGCCGCGCCAGTTCAGGTTATGGGACCGTCGCCAGAGCAGGCGAACGCGCTGAGCAACTTCCTCCAGAGCCTTCGCGGGAGGCCCGTCTGATGGACATGCCGGCCATTTCCGACATTGCGAACTCTGAAAGCGTCCGCGTCGTCATTTTCATCAACAATCAACAAGTGCACGCCCCGCTTGCGGCCATCCTCAAGGAATTGACTGAGGCGATTGCCGACCTTGAGGCTCGCGTGACGGATCTCGAAACCCCGTAAGGAAGAACCATGTCAAAAGACAGTGTAGGTGATTGGGATACTGACGCCAACGACAACACGGACGTTGGTGGCAATAACATTGCTGAAGGTTGCCCGCCGTCTTCGATCAATAACGCCATTCGCACCGTCATGGCGCAGATCAAGACATGGTACGAGAACGTTCCGCAGCTCGACGCCGACAATGATTTCACCGGGGCGAACACCTTCACGACTGCACCGACGTTCTCGACGGCCCTTGCGATCGCCAGCGGCGGCACAGGGGGGGTAACGGCAAGCGCAGCCCGTACCGCTCTAGGGCTTGCCGCCATTGCTGCATCTGGGTCTGCCTCCGATCTCTCTACGGGAACGGTGCCAAGTGCCCAGATCAGTGGAGCGTATACTGGGTTTACCACGATAACGCTCACGAGCCTGAACTTTGCGTCAACCCTAACCATTGGTGATGGCGGAGAGGATTTTCGGTTCAACGCAGACGGCTTCCTGTCCAACGGGATGACGGTCACTAAAACAGCCATCAATGACGCAGGGACTGGGCTGTCTTTCCAAAAGAACGGGATTATCTGGGTTTCCCGAGACGGCCTTGCTAGCGGGTTTTACAACCGGGACACCAGTGATGGCGCACTAATGCAATTCGGGCGGAGCAAGACTGCCGTTGGCAACATTTCCGTAACCACCGTCTCAACGGCCTTCAACACCAGCTCCGACGAAAGAATGAAGCATGACTTCCGGCCGATCGACCCAAGCCTTGTCGATCAGGTTGCGGTCTATGATTTTGCGTGGAATGCCGAGGGGACAGCAAGAGCCTACGGCGTCAAGGCGCAAGAACTGTATTCCGTCATGCCGCAGGCAGTTTCTCAAGGTGAAACGCCGGAGGCCATGTGGTCGGTCGATTACTCCAAGTTGGTGCCTCTTTTGATTGCCAAGGTGCAAAACCTTGAAGCCAGGCTAGCGCTCATGGAGAGCGCTTCATGAGCGACAATCGCACGCCTTCAGGCAATCTCTGAAATCTCCGAGACAATTTGCTATAAAGAAGAGGACGACCTATGGCCGTGCCGTATCACACTCACGAATTCACGATCCCGGTTGCCTCGACCGCAGAGGCAGAGGCAGGGCTGATCAACAGCAAGGTCATCACGCCTGCACAGTTGCAGATCAAGGCCAGCAAAGCCGCCAATCTGTCCGATCTCGCGGACGTGGCAACGGCGCGGACGAACCTCGGGCTTGGCATTGGTTCGAACGTTCAGGCATATGATGCGGATCTCACCGCCATTGCGGCGCTCACCAGCGCGGCTAACAAGGTTCCTTACGCTACAGGCGCTGGGACGTGGGCGCTTGCCGACTTCTCGGCGGCTGGTCGCGCGTTGGTTGACGACGCGGATGCATCAGGCCAGAGAGCCACTCTTGAACTAGGTGACTCGGCAACGCTGGATGTTGGCACTACAGCCGGAACGGTCGCGGCCGGTGACGACACACGGATAGTGAATGCCGTCCAGACTCTTGAACTCGCACAGGTGCGCCCGACAATTATCAGAGGGGCGCATGTCGCGGACGCTCTGTGGGACAGCCAGATATCCCTTTACGAGAATGGAGAGCGTGGGCCACTGTTCATCTGGAATAACCCGGCTCCTGGTGATTTCGAGCCGACTGGCGAAAACGCGGGCCTGCAAATCTGGATTGGCGACAACCCGACCGCTACGCCAGGCGGCGGCCATGCAGTCGGCGCGACGATCGCCGTTATCAATGGCAATAGCCGTACAGCTCTCTACGGGATGAACCTGCTCGTCGGCCTTTCTACGGGCGGCGGGTTCGCTGATGGATTCCTCTGCGGCTTGGAAATCAACACATACGCAGACCATGCCGCGACAGTCACTGATCCTTACGGCGGCGGCAATAGAAAGAATGCGCTCGAAATAACGATGCAGGGCAGCATTGGTCGCATTACCACAGCCATTATGCTCTACGCCACCGATACAACAGGATCGGCTTGGTATCAAAATGGTATCGCGCTATCGCGTTGCTTTGATCAGGGCATTACCTTTTACAAAGACCCTGGCGGCGGCGTTGATAGCGTTAACGCCTTCCAGACGGCGGCGATCTACGACAAGTCGAGTTCCACCAACGTCCTGAAAGTCGACGGCGACCACGCCAACATCATCAACCTTGCGGGACTAGGGACGCTTTCCGAGGATTTCATTCGGGGCGATTCCAGCGCCCCAACGGTGCTGCCCATCCGAAACCGGGCGAACCAATCGCTGTCTATTGCGCTTGACGCGGGTGGCGGAGCTTCGCAACAGGTCGCGATCGATTTCCGCGACTCCGGTACAGGCCGATGGGGATTGATCAAAAATTCCGGCAATGATTTCGCCGTCTACAACTACTTCCTTGCGGCGTCGGCAATCTTCCTAGGCATCAATGACAACTCAGCCGTGTTTGCTGGAAACGTGACTCTCTCCCCGGGGTCGAGCGTTACGCCTGCCAACAATGGGCAGGTAACATTCCAGCTCACCAGCAACACGCAATTGACGTTCAAGGCCAAGGGCAGCGACGGAACGGTCCGCTCTGGAAGCGTCACGCTATCTTAACCTTTCGGAGAACGAGATGAAGACTGTAAAATTCGCCCCTGCGAAAAGCCAGGAATACAAGGCTATTCTAGGGGCGCTTTTGAGCCAGACGAATGCCAAGGATGAAGGCTTTACCATCGATCAGGTGCGGACGGCCATCAAGGCGATGGACAAGATCGAGGCGGCCGGCGATGACGTGGCATTCGAGGATACCGAATATGCCTATGTCGCAGAGCGGGTCAAGGGCGCTCGGTTCACGGTTGCTAGCCGAGATGTGGTCGAGTTCGTGGACGCGGTGCTGAACGCTTCATAATCAATTGACGTTTGATTGCGACGTGTGCGATGTGTCGTTGCATCTTGCAACCCAATAGGAGCGTACACGTTGCAGCCATGTTTTTCGTGGGAGGGCGAAGATATTGTCGCCAATAAGATCCTCATCGACACTTTGGGGGTAGAGAACGGGTACTATCTCGATATCGGGGCACATCATCCGTTCAATCTATCAAATACCGCCTATTTTTACCGGAAGGGGTGGAGAGGCCTGAACGTGGACGCCATGCCTGGCGCCATGAACGAATTCATGGTCCACCGGCCGGAAGATACTAATATCGAAGCAGGCGTCTCGGATGAGCCGGGGCAACTGCTGTTCACGATCTTCACCGATCCCGGCTTGAACGGCTTCCTGAGCGACGAGGATGTGAAAACCCACGTTGACCGTGGTCAGGTGGTTGTCGAGCGCAAGACAATCGAATGTCGAACGATCAACGATATCATCGAAACCCACGCCAAGCAGCCCATTGACCTGATGAGCATCGACGTTGAAGGGCTCGATTATCGGATCATCCGCAGCATGGCCGAAAAGCACCGGCCGAAGATGATCATCACCGAAACGCTCGGCTATCCAGATGTGGTAAGCGTTCTATCCAGTCCGATCTATGGGCTCATGACTTCCCGCGATTATTCTTTCGTCTCGCGGCTCGACTTCTCCTGCATCTTTATCGACAAGCACGCGCGGCGGTAGTTCGGCGCAAGACAGCATTCGCAGCGTATTTCAAGGCTCCCATCTCGGGGGCCTTTTTCATTGCCCAAATCTAAAAGGACAACCCAAATGACACGACGTATCAACGCGGCGGGGCTTTCGCATATCAAGCTAGACGAACTTCCCTTTGCCATCGCGTTTGCGCTCAACCCGACGTAAGTGCATGGGGTGTGTCGCGGCCTCTTCGATAGGCCATCCTTCATATAGCCGAGTCCTATATGCCGCTGTGCTAATGCCGTTGGCGCGAGCCTTGTGAAACCAAAGTTCGCCATCATCAGCCTTGCTCACAAACCGCCTATTGGCACTCTGAACCGCAGAATTAGCCCATGTGCAGTTATTCGGCTCGTAGTTGCCATTTACATCCTCCCGTTCAATTGTCAGATCGCTAGCGTAGCCAGACGCAAGCGCCCAGTCTCTGAACGATGTAAAATCATCCCATTCCTGGCAGACGCGAATCCCGCGCCCGCCATAGTCTTTGTATCCTGGTCTTTTCGGATTGTTGCAGCGCCCGCGCATGTTTTTCCATGTCTGGTAAAGCCGTGTACCTGTCGATCCGTGGCTCTTGTTGAGAGATGCAATCCGTTCGGTCCTCGCACACCCGCAAGACACCGACTTTCCTCTTCGGAGGTCGGCCCCCATCACGCTTCGTTCTACACCGCAGTCGCAGGCGCACAGCCACAGAGCAGCGCCACCGGGCGTATTTCCGCTCTGGCTTAAAACAGTCCAGCGGCTGAATTTCAGCCCTTTCAAATCAGCAAGTCTTGGATTTTTTGTCATGCTTACTCATACCATGACGTGGTCGGGGTAGCAATACAGTTATGGAGAATTAGCATGGGAAGAAAGACAAACTCGGAAGGCGTTCGCCTCATCAAGCAGTGGGAGGGGCTTGAATTGGTCGCTTACCGCGATGTTGCGAATGTGCTCACCATAGGTCACGGCCATACGAGCGCGGCTGGCATTCCCTACGTCAAGGCCGGGATGCGGATCAATGACGTTGAAGCGGAAGAAATCCTCAAGTCGGATCTGCGCAAATTCGAGGAACGTGTTGAACGGCTTGTGAAAGTGAAGCTG